GGGTCAGGACCGTCTACCTGACATCCACCAAGGGCTTGCAGGCCCAGTTGATGGCAGACTTCCAGACCCTGGGGCTGGTGGACCAGCGGGGCATGAACGACTACCAGTGTGTGCGCTTCCCCAGGGTGCATGTGGACCGAGCGCCCTGCCGCACCGGGTATGCCTGCCCTGACCTGTACGGCCCCGGTTGCCACTACTACGGGCAGTTGAACCGCACCCGTGGCTCCAACCTGGTGGTGACCAACTACGCCTACTGGATGGCCCAGTCCCACTACAACCGGGACGGGCTGGACAATGTCGCCAGGGATGACAACCACCAGGAGATCAGCCGCAACAGTCCCGAGCTGTTGATATGCGACGAGGCCCATGAGGCAGGCAAGGCCATCGAGAGCTTCATGCAAGTGAGCTTCAGCGCCAGGGACAGGGTCTGGATACGCTGGGGAGAGGACTGGACGTACCCGCAATGGGCACAGGCCTGCCATAGCGCCATACCGAGGATAGATGAGGAGTGTCAGGTCATCCAGACAAGGTTGGACGCCACCGAGCCAGAGAGTGACCGCCACCAGGATGACACCGAGGCCGTGCTGTACCTCCAGGGGCTGACCAGGCGGTGCCATCGGTGCATCGACTACTGCCGGGACTGGGTGCCTGAGACCAGGGGCGAGACAGCGGTCTGGACACCCATATGGCCTGGACGGTACAATCGATACCTCGTCCAGGACGTGCCTAAAGTGCTGTTCATGTCGGCCATGTTCACCCGGCCCATGATGGAGCAGTTGGGCATCCAGGGACAGTGGATAGACAGCCCCTCGCCATTCCCGGTGAGGAACACACCCATCACGCATGTGAAGACGGTGCGGGTGGACCACAGGACCGACGATGAGGACATGTTGCAGTGGGTGGAGCGCATCGACCAGATAATCCGGGACCGCCCAAATCAGAAAGGCTTAATTTTCACGGTTTCCTATGCCCGTGCCAGGTTTCTGGCACAGCATTCAACCCAGGTGGATTCCATGTTGCAGCACACCACAAGGAACGTAGCCCAGGTGGTGGACGAGTTCAAGAAGGCCAAGGCACCCAAGGTGCTGGTCTCACCGAGCGTCACCACTGGCTACGATTTCCCCGATGACCAGTGTAACTACATCATCATCGGGAAGGTGCCCTACCCTGACACCAGAGCGGCAATCGTGAAGGCCAGGCAAGCGGAGGACAAAAGCTGGACAGCCCAGTTGGCCATGCAGATTCTGGTGCAAGAGGCGGGACGTGGGACAAGGAGCGCCCAGGACCGCTGCCAGGTGATCATAGTTGATGACGCCTGGAAGTGGTGGTGGCCCAGATACCATGACCTGGCTCCAAGGTGGTTCCGGGACCGGGTGGTGCCGGGATCGCTAGGTCAAGTACCCAAACCGATTTAAATGGAGGCCTTAAATGGCTGCTATAAGTTTCAAGCCCTCGGAATTTTCGGAGGGTGGAGAGTTTCCCAGAGGGACGCTAGAGATAACCAACGCACGGTTCGACATCCACACCTGGAAGAAGGACGGCCAGGTGATCGAGGGCAGATTCGGGTCCAGCCAGAGCATGGCGGCTATCCTTGAGCTTACCAGCCACGATACCGGGACCGTGTTCGAGGACCGGATCTACACCGTGGGCAACCCCAGCCGCTACACCGTCTCCAATGACGGCGGCGTACTGGAGGGCAGCGAGTCACTATCCAAGAACTGCAACTTCGCCAAGCTCTTGCAAAGCCTGGTCGATCTGGGCTTCCCGGAGGACAAGCTGGACGGCAATGTCCGGAGCCTGGTGGGCCTGGTGGCGCACTGGGACCAGCCCCAGGAGGGGGCCAGCCTGATACTGCCGATGCAGGTCTACCAGTTCCCCGGTGATGTCAGCGTCAACGGCCAGGAGGCCAGCGCACCGGCAGCACCAGCGGCCACAGCGGATGGGGTCATCGAGCTGGGCGTCGGCCTGGTCAAGGAGATGCTGGTGTCCAACGCCGATGGGGCCACCCGGCAGGCGCTGTCTGCCCAGGCCTTCAAGTTGAAGGACCAGCATGAGGACACCCAGATAGCCTTGATGAACATCATCTACACCGATGAGTTCCAGGAGGCGCTGGCCGGGGTGGGAATCAACCTTGACGGGGAGCGGTTCGTCAATGCCTGACCTGCTTGAGACCATTGAACTGTCCATGACCACCGCCGCCGATCTGCTGGACCCGCCACTGGAGAGGGACGAGACCAAGGACCATGTGTCGAGCCTGGTCAATGAAGCGGTGAAGGTCACCGGACAGGGACGGTCTTATGACAGCGAACCTACCCAGGAGGGTTGGAACATCATGGCCCTGGGCAGGATCGCCGAGGCAGTGCTGAGGCCTATCATCATCCAAGAGGCAGATAAGCGGGGTTGGCGCTTCCAGGCGCAGGTGGAGAGGGAGGTGGATGGGATCATAGGGAGCCTGGATGGAGTGCTGACCTCGCCAGCCGGGGTGGAAGCTGTGGTTGAGTGTAAGAGCCGCCACAGCAGCCCCGGCGATCCCACCGAGAACTGGAGATACATGGCCCAGGTCCAGGCATACCTGTACATGTCGGTATGCACTGTGGCCTGGATGCCCATCCTTTACCTGCCCAGGAGGGGCGCACCCAACGTGGAACTGAAGCTGCACATCATCGAGTTTGAACCGAGGGAACTGGTGGAAAACTGGATGATGCTCAGGAATCTAAGGAGGAAGAATGGTAACCCTTGAGGACTTGAAGAGGGACGGTTGGCAGTCCGAGGCAAAGGCTGCACCCAGAAGGACGATCATATCTATAGAGGGACTGGACAAGACCGGGAAGACACATCTGGCGTTGACCGCTCCGGAGCCTATCGTGTACATGGACCTGGATGTAGGCACCGAGGGCGTGATCGAGCCGGTCATGACTGAGAAACAGGTACTGCTGTATCAGTCAGAGCAGCCAAGCAAACTGGGGACATCCTCCGAGCTTATGAACAGGTTTGGAAACATCTGGAAGGACATCCAGAAGCAAGCCGCTCAGGCACTGCAACTGGAGGGCGGCACCCTGGTCATCGACACCTTCGGTGAGGCCTACGAGATTTGCAGATTGGCGCATTTCGGCAAGACGGCCCAGGTGCAGCCCCATCTATATGGGGTGGCCTATGCCGATCTCAAAGAGATTTGCCGGGTGGCCTACAAGAGCAAGATGAATCTCATCTTGCTTCACCAGCTAGGCAATGAGTTCAATACAGGCGAACTGAAGTACCAGGGTTGGAAGGGTGTACCCGGCGAGGTACAGACCACCATCCGGACCCACCGGGAGAACACGCCCAATGGACCTGTATTCAGCGCCGAGGTGATGGCTTGCAGGCCAAAGATGGAGTTGATGGGAAAGCGCCTGATGTCCGGTCAGGTGACCGGCCCAGGCCAGTACCCCCACAGTCTAGACCTTACCAGGCTGCTATCACTGATCCACGGGTAACCTGTAACAAGTGTGGGGGGCTGGTGCGGTACGACGGGGACTTCCCCGCCTTCGTTTGCGTTATCTGTGGATATCTGCTGTACCTCCCCTCCCGGAGGCCAGACCATGATTTTTGTGACCAGTCATGACAATGACAAAGACCTCGCCAGGCAACTGTCCGAGGCGGCTGTGGTGCCCATCCCCTACGGTGACGTGGTGTTCCACGGCGTGGACGAGGCTCTGGTGTGCGGGGAGCGGAAGAAGGCCTCGGACCTGGTGCGCTGCATCAACGACGGCAGGCACGTTAAGCAGGTGCGGGACGCCCTGGGCGCTGGATTCAACTATTACTTCCTAGTGGTCGAGGCTGCGTTCCGGCAAGCTGAGAGTGGGGAGGCCGAGTACAAGTCCGGTCCCCACTGGACGCACAGCGGGATGAGCTGGGCCAGGCTCCAGGCATATCTGAACGAGCTCCACTACCAGATGGGCGTCCACGTCATGTACAGCAGCGGGGTGCGGCAGACGGCAGACCTCGTCCGGAGCATATATAACTTTTTCCAGGCTACCGAGCATAGTTCGCTGAAGAAGTTCTACGCACCCTCCCCCCTGCTGCTCAGGCCTCCAAGCCTGGTGCGCCGGGTGGCCAAGGAGTTCACCGGCATCGGCTGGGAGCGGAGCCTGGCGGTGGAGGGTAGGTGGGGCAGCGTGAGGGACATGGTGAACGCCACCGAGAAGGAGTGGACCGAGGTGGACGGGATAGGCAAGGGGATAGCCCGGAAGATAAGGGAGGAGTTGGAATGAGTCACCCCCATAACTGGGTGAAGTGCAGGAAGTGTAACCGGGAATATTGTGACAGGTGTAATCTGAAGTGCCCATATTGCTAGGGGAGGTGAGCGCTGTGAGCTGCGGCCAGGTCAAGTTCGTATGGTGCCCCGGCCACCATGGCTCCGGGATCGTGAGACCTGTTGATTGGAACCCACGCACCGAGGACGCTGACCACTGGCGGTGCGACATGTGCCAGGTGGTGTTGAGCAAGGTGGCCCCCAGGGACTGGTACCCGTCGAGTGACGTGCAACTGGAGTTCGACCATGCTGAATGAACTGAGTCTGTTCTCAGGACTATGCGGCTGGACATTAGGCCTACGTCTGGCTGGAGTGGAGGTAAGGACCGTTGGCTACTGTGAGATCGAGCCCTACGCTCAGGAATGCATCCGAGCGAGAATACGAGATCGCTTGCTCGACTGGGCACCAATCATTACAGACGTTAGAGCCACCGATTTTAGACCAATGGCCGGGTTGGTGGATCTGGTCACTTCATCAACGCCATGCCAGCCCTTCAGTAAAGCAGGACGGCGTCTTGGCAAGGAAGATCCAAGGAACTATTTCCCCGATACGCTGCGTGTTGTACGGGAGGTGGAACCACGCTATGTCCTGCTGGAGAACGTCCGAGGCCTGGCTGACGGGGATAACCCGTACTCTGCGGAAGTCATTGGGGGTCTTTCCGAGGCAGGGTATGACTCGATCTGGGGTCTGCATAGCGCTTCTGAGGTTGGAGCGCCCCACCTCCGGGAAAGGTGGTTCTGTCTGGCATATACCCACGCCGACAGTGAGCGATCTGTACACCCAGAAGCTGGCCTCCACCCAGCAGAAGAGCCATACGAACCACTCGGTGACGCTGGCGCAGTGGGCGAACAGGTACCCAACTCCAGATGGCTGTCCATCGGAAGCGGTCCCTGGGGAGTTGAATCCGGACTGGATAGAGTGGTTGATGGGGTTGCCGATAGGGTGGAGCGCATCACCGCCCTTGGAAACGCGAT